TGGCAGCTGAGAAGACCTTTGAAAATCAGATAAAGAAGTTTTTAGATAAGCTACCTAATACATGGTACTTCAAAGTATGGAGTGGCCCATATAGTAAATCAGGTATTCCAGACATAATAGGAGTTGTTAATGGTCACTTTGTAGCTTTAGAAGTTAAAGCAGAAAATGGACGTGCTAGTGAACTTCAAAAACGCAATATTAGGCTTATAGACCAGTGTGGAGGTTACTCAAGGATAGTTTATCCTAAGGACTTTGAAAAGTTAAAGACGGAGCTATTAGAGATATGCAAAAGCTAACTAAATCAGAATTTATGAGTAAAGTAATAAATGATTATTATAAAAAAAGACTTAGAGCAAAAGACGTTGACTCACATCTTATTGAAAATGCTTTAAAAATACAAAAAACAAGGAGGAAACACAAATGACAAAAGAAAAATGGCAAGAAAAAGCTGATGACCTTATTGACATAATACTTGACCTAAAAGAGAAAGGAAAGAGAAATAAAGAAGATTTAGACTCAGCAAAAATGGAATTAATAGAATTACTAGAGGATTATGGAGTATCTGAATATGTAGGAGCAAATGGAAAGGCTAACTTTGTTGACTTTGAAAGAGAAGGGCTTGTTAAAGATAGTGTAGTTGAAACTGTAGACGGAGTTAATAAAGGAAAGATAAAACAAATTAACATGAAGGATCTTACAAAAGATATTAAAGTTCACTTTATAAATGTAAGGGGGTATATGGGTGATTAAAGTTATTAAAATCAATGATACTCTAAATGCTTCATTCGATTATGATGCAGATACAGTGTCAAAGATAAAAACAATATCAGGAAGAAAATATAATCCAGGTAATAAATCTTGGGATTTACCACTTCAAGCTATTCATAAGTTAAAAGAATTATTCCAAGATGATTTAGATATATCTGAAGATGTGGATCAGGAATATGTAGCACCAAAGTATGATTTTAAGAGAGAGTTAAACTTTATTAAATATAAACCACTAAGAGTATTTGCTGAATGGGGCTTAAAGCAATTACCTGATTACTTCTATGAAGTAGCAGCTTCAAGTACTGGTAAATATCACCCAGCTTATGCCCTAGGTGAAGGTGGATTAGTCAGACATACAATAGCAGCTGTAAGAATAGCTGAAGAGTTATTCAAAAATGAAACAGTACAAAACTTCACTGATAATGAAAAAGACATTATAAGAGTCTCATTATTGTTACACGATGGAGTAAAGCATGGGGGAGATGGAGCTTCTCACACAGTAGCAACTCATCCTTTGGAAGTAATTAAATATCTAGAAGATAAATATTGGGAAGTTCCAGAAGATGAATTACCAGATGAAGTAATTGAGATTATGGAAGATGGTCCTTGGGATAAAATAGCTCAATGTATAGCTACTCACATGGGACAATGGAATACCGATTATAAATCCAAAGAAGAAATATTGGACAAACCAACATCAGTAATTCAAAGTTTTGTTCACTTATGTGATTACTTAGCATCAAGAAAGATGTTAGAAGTTAATTTTGATGTGGAGGGATAAATATGGATGAATTAATTAAAGCTTTAAACTTAATAAAAGAAACATGTAAGGCTCAAGAAAAATGTGAGAAATGTCCTTTATCTAGAAGTGAGGAATGTTTAATAGTTAACAGTGATCCTTCTGGATGGGATATTCAAATAGAACCAATTCAAAAAGTATTAATTTAAAGGATGTGATTAAATGCAATACTCACATTCAAGAGTTGAAACACATTTAAGCTGTCCTTACAAATATAAGTTGCGCTATGTAGACAAGCTTAAAACAATACAAGCGCCAAATGCAGATGATCCTCTAATCGTAGGTAATACAATTCACCTTGGAACAGAAAAAGACCTACAAACGGCTATTAAATGGTATTACGATAACTATCCAATAATTAGTGATAGGCACATAGAAGAAGTAATGAAGTTTGAGTATTTAATACCGAAAATTCATGAGCTATTAGCTAATATATATGTCTATAAAAAAGAATTTAAAATCACTCATTATAGATTTATAGGTATCGTGGATCTAATAACTAAAAATGAAGATGGCACAGTAGATGTATTTGATTATAAGTACAGCAACAATTATGAGAAGTATTCAGAGTCGCCACAATTACATCTTTATAAGTATTTCTTAGAAGAAGCTGGCTTTAAAGTTAGGAAATTAGGATTTATATTTATTCCTAAAATATCCATTAAACAAAAGAAAGAAGAGTCTTTATATCAATTTAGAAAGAGACTCCAGGAAGCGTTAAAAAACTCAAAAATAAAAATCATGGAAGTTAAATATGATGCATCTAAAGTAATTAAGTATATGAATAACATAATCAATATTACTGAAGATGTTGAATATAAGAAAAATCCATCTGGATATTGTTCCTGGTGTGATTATGAAGAATTATGTATTAAAGGAGAGGATTACATGATATTACCAAGTAACAAAAGAAGAGAAAAGAAAATTGACAAGAATCCTGATTTATGGATTTATGCTCAAAGTTATGTAGGAAAGTCTACATTCATTGACCAATATGAAGATTTATTATTCCTAAATACTGATGGTAACACAGATAATACTACAGCACCAGTTATACCAATAGCTAATAAAGTTTGGTATGAAGGAAGAATTCAGAAAAAACAATTTGCGTGGGAGATTTTCTTAGATGTTATTACAGAACTTGAAAAGAAAGAAAATGACTTTAAAAGAGTATGTATTGACTTAGTTGAGGATTTATATGAGCACTGTAGGTTATATGTATATGACAAGTATGGTTGGGAGCATGAGTCAGATGGAGGTTATGGCAAAGGCTATGATTTAGTTAAGACTGAGTTTTTAAGTAACATGAAGAGACTTAAAGCTTTAGGATATCAAATAATCTATATATCTAAAGAAGTAGCAACAGAAGTAACTCAAAAGAATGGTAATAAGTATACAACTTATAAACCTAATATAGGTGATAAAGTAGCCAATGTATTAGCTGGAACAGTAGATTTAACTATAAGAGCTTACATGAAGGGTGAAGATAGATTTATTCAGTTAGCTAAAGATGAAAATGTCTTTGGTGGAGGTAGATTTAATTTTAAAACTAAGACTTGTAAGTTAGATATGAGTGAGTTTACTGAAGCATTAATTGGAGCTCAAGAATTAGTTGGACATGTTTCTGATAAGGTAGATGAACCAAGAGAATCAAGAAGATCTAGAAAGACAGAAGAACCTAAAGAAGAATTACCTAAAACAAAAGATGAAGAAGTGAAAGAAGACAAGTCTAGAAGAAGTAGAAGAACAAAATCAGAAGAAGTAGGAGCTAATGAAGAAACCAAAGTAGAAGATGCGGTTTCTGAAAGTAAAGAGCCTGTACAAGAGGAAGAAAAACCTCGTAGAAGAAGATCAAGAAAAGCTGAATAGTTAATTAAGGTCCTGAGGGAACCATAATCCCTCAAATAAATTAAACAAAGGAGAAAAAATATGTCAAAAAATATTTGGGAAGAATTTGATGAAAAAATTGATACTGAAGGTTTAGCTAAGGATGCTAAGGATGCTGCTGAAAATGGTGTGGATTATAAGGAAGTACCACTTGGAACTTACGAAGTTGAAGTTAATAAAATGGAGTTAAAGAAATCTAGTAAAGGTGATCCAATGTTAAGCATATGGTTCAAAATCATTGCAGGAGAATATAAAGGAAACTTAATATTCTATAACCAAGTCATGAGTCAAGGTTTTGGTATTCATAATGCAAATGAAATGCTTAGAAGTTTAGATTCGGGTGTGGAAGTAGAGTTCATAAATTTCAGTAAATATCATGATATATTACTGGACATAGTTGAAGCTGTAACAGGTACATTGGAATACGCAATAGAGTATGGAAAAAATAACAAGGGATATAACACATATAAAATAGTAGACGTATTTGAGAAATAGCAGCTGGGGGAGTTTAACGCTCCCTCTTTTAATATCAAAAGTAGGAGTATATAAAAAATGGGAAGAGCAGAATCAAGAAAAAAAGCTAAATATATTAAGAAAAGACTGACAACGGATCAATTTGAAAAGTTAGAAAGAGATATAAATAAACAATATATACAAGATGAAGTAGCTAGACAAACTGGAGTGTTTAAAAAGTTATTTTCAGAATGTCTTACAGAGGCATTTAAGAAGAACAATATCAGTTTAATTAAGGCTAATATGATATTAGATGATGTTTCAATTATAATGCAGAGAAAGGTGAGTGAAAAACGTGGGGAGATTGAAAAGAGAGTATCTAAATAGTGAGGAGAAGAACTTCTATATGATATCTAAAGCTTTCATTGAAACTATTGAAGGGCAAAGAAACTTAGATAATAAAATAACATCTGATATATGGGTGGAATGGTCTAAAAGAGGGATGATTACACCAGGAATGCAAAAGAATCTTAAACTTGTACACACTTATCTTAAGAAGTTTTGTTATGAGATAGAGGAGAATTTAAATTCTCATGAATTAAGTAAATTAAACAAGCAGCTAATGAAATTTGATTATAAGTTAATAGATGATTATACAGTTAAAAAATTATTGAGAGACGTGAATGATCATATAAAGTACGCAGTAATAGAACGTGAAAAGTTAGAAGATGTGTTAGTTGATATAGCAGAAGTTAGGTGCGTAGGTTGTAAGTCTGATTATAGAGGATGTGCAATATATAAGCTACTAGATGATATAAGTACTCCTTATTTAGGAGAAGAACCTAATTGTCCTTACGCTGCTGATTTATCTGAATTTACTCCGGAGCAGAAGAAAAAAGTTGAAGAAACTAAAGTTAGATTAAAAAAGAAAAATAGATATTATAAGGAGTAAAATTCATGGGAAATAGAATTTGGACTAAAGAAGAATTGAATTATTTAGAAGATAAATGGGGAAATTTATCAGTTTCATATATAGCAAAAAAGTTAAATAGAACAGAAAGAGCTGTAATGGTTAAAGCTCAAAAAATGAAATTAGGAGGATTTGTGCAGGCAGGTGAGTTTTTAACTTTATGCCAATTAATAAAAGCACTAGGGTTATTTAACAGCTATTCATGGACCAAAAAGAAATTCTTAAATAATGGGTTACCAAGAGTAACTAAAAGAGTACTTAATAAGGAGGTGATTAAGGTTGATTTAGAAACTTTCTGGAAATGGGCTGAATGTCATAAACAATTATTAAACTTTTCAAGATTTGAAAAAGGAAATTTAGGAAAAGAGCCTAGTTGGGTAGAAGAAAAAAGAAAAGCTGACAAAAGCAACCCATCTAAAGTATTTCACAATAGACCATGGACTAAAGAAGATGATACCTTATTAATTTCTTTAATAAAAACATATAAATATACTTATAAAGATTTAGCTAGTAGATTTAATAGAACTGAAGCAGCTATAAAAAGGAGGTTAAAGGATTTAAATGTACCATATAGACCAATTCCACTTGATAATCATATTAAATGGACCGATGAGGAAGATAATTTAATGATTAATCTTTATAACCAAGGGTATGATGCATATTCAATAGCTAAAAAACTTAATAAAACTCATTTGAGTATTCCAGACAGGCTTAGAGCAAAGGGGTGTTGTTAATGCTTTTTTATGACTTTGAAGTATTCTCACAGGATTGGTTAGTGGTAATTAAAGATACAGATACTAGGTCAACTAATAAAATACTTAATGATCCTGATGCTTTAAGAGAAATATATGAGAAGAACAAAAATAATATTTGGGTTGGTTATAATAGTAGGTCCTATGACCAATATATTCTTAAAGGTATATTACTTGGTATGGATCCAAAGAAAATAAATGACCATATAATAGTTAAAAATTTAGGTGGATGGCAATATAGTAGAGCTTTTAATCAGATACAATTTTACAATTTTGATATTATGACAGATAAATTCAAAGGGCTTAAGCAGCTTGAAGGATTTATGGGAAATGATATAAGAGAAACAACTGTAAATTTTAATATAGATAGAAAGCTGACTCCAAAAGAAATAGAAGAAACATTTTTCTACTGTAATCATGATGTAGAACAAACAATGAAAGTTTTCATTAATAGAAAAGAAGAATTTGATAGCCAAATGAATTTAATTAAGACATTCAAGTTACCTTTAAAATATATAAATAAAACTAAGGCTCAATTGTCTGCAATTATTTTAGAAGCTGATAAAAGAGAGCATGATGATGAATTTGAAATAACTATAGTAGATACATTAAAAGTTGAAAAATATAAGTCTATCGTTAATTGGTATAGAAATCCTGTTAATTTAGATTACAAAAAGAAACTTGAAATTGAGGTGGCTGATGTAATTCATTTATTTGGATGGGGTGGATTACATGGAGCAAGGGTTAAGTACCAGGATGAAGGAATATTTATAAATTCAGATGTTACAAGTTTTTATCCAAGTTTAATGATTGAATATGGATTTTTATCTAGAAATGTACGACACGCTGAGAAATTTAAAGAAATATATGATATTAGAGTTGAATTAAAAAAAGAAGGTAAGAAAAAAGAACAGGCCCCATATAAAATTGTACTTAATAGTACATATGGAGCTAGTAAAGATAAGTACAACAATTTATTTGATCCACTTCAAGCTAATAATGTATGTATCAACGGTCAACTTTTACTATTGGACTTAATTGAACATGTAACAGATAAAATACCAGGTGCAAAATTAATACAATCCAATACAGATGGTATTATGTTTAAGCTACCCAATGAGGAAACTATAGATATTTATAAAGATGTATGTAAGGAATGGGAAACTAGAACAAGAATGGGATTGGAGCATGATTTAATAAAGAAAGTAATTCAGAAAGATGTTAATAACTACATCATAGTTATGGATAATGGAAAAATAAAATCTAAAGGCGCCTATGTTAAATCATTAAATTCCTTAGATTATGATTTACCAATAGTTAATAAGGCACTAATGGAATATTTTATTAGTGGAATACCAGTAGAAGAAACTATAAATAATTGTAATGACTTAATAGAATTTCAGAAAGTAGTTAAAGTATCTAGTAAATATAAATGTAGCTTATATGGTGACCAGGTACTTAATGAAAATATATTAAGGGTATTTGCTTCAAGATCTCGAAGAGATCCTGGAGTATATAAGCTTAAAAAATATAAAGATACAAAGGATAAAATAGGGGGAACTCCTGAAAGGTGCTTTATAGAAAATGGAGATATAAAAGGAATTAAAGTTCCCCGTAAACTAGATAAACAATGGTATATAGATACAGCTAAGAAGAGAATTAAAGATTTTGTAGGAGAGGTGTAACCAAAGATGAAAATAAGTGATAAATACGAAGTTAAAGCGGATGAATTAAATGTTATAGTTAGGGAGAAATTTATTCCTCAAAAAGGTAAAAAAGCAGGAATACCACAGTGGAGGCCTATAAGCTTTCATGCTACAGTTGAACAAGCTTTAAATAGTATAGTTGATAAAGAGATTAATGGTACTGGAATAGAAGATTTTAAAACTGTAGTAAATAAAGTTAAAGAGCTTAGAGCGTTTATTAAGGAGGTGGTAGTGAAATGATGGTTGTATTAATTATTGGTGTATATTTGTTAGCTATAGCTTTATACATAAATTTCTTTAAATCAATTAATAAAGTATACAAAAATTCAATTACATTGAATCCAATAGACTTTAAGAAATCTAAAATTGGACAACCTACACTGTTTCATGAACTTAATAAATGTAAGGAGGAAGATGATGAATTTCAAAGAGCTGTATTGAAGAATGATGTAGATAATGCAATAGAAGAGTTTCATGATTCAATACAAACTAAATTGAATTGTTTAGATATGCTTAATATTCCAATTAAAGTTATTTGCATGGATCAGTATAAGCATTACAAGAAATTAGAGCAACGAGGTTTTATATTTAAGGAATTGGAGGAATAGAATTATGCATTATATAGAAATTTTATTAGGATTATCGGTATTTACATTTTTATTTGGTTTAATTCCACTAATACTCATAAATAATGAGAGTAAGCTTAATGACTTAATAGTCGGTATAGAAGTAATATCTATAATTTTAATAGTTATATGTTTAATTTTATATATTTGTAATGCGTTAATGACTTGTATAACCATATGGTTCGGTAATTGGTAAGTTGTAATTACAAGAAAGGCTGAAGAAGGTGATTAAAATAGATGAGCAATTAAGTTTCTTAGAGCAAAGTGTAAAAGAGAATGTAATTAATCAGATGCATAAAGCAATTAATAAAGGAATTATTCCAGGTGCAGTTGTAATATTTGATGGTGAAGAAACTGATAAACATATTGTTACAAGCTTAATTTTAGGACATGATAATAAAATTGAGGCTAGGCTAATGGATGGAAGTGGAGGTTCTTATATGCATTGGCCAGCTAATTCAAAAAGATTGACAGTAGTTAAATTTTATAATGAGTAA